GATATTCTGCACCAGGTTTAACAGCAAATTAATATCGCATGGCGACTACAACTTACACAGTAACCGTCGCAACGGGTCAAAACGCATTTGGTGCGGGTACTAATAAATTTTTTATTAATGGTACTGTAAGTCCTGTTCTTTATTTATATGAAGGAGATACTTACATATTTGATCAATCAGCCGCATCTAATGCTGGTTTTACATTTGCATTTTCATCTACTAAAGATGGTACTAATACATCAGGTGGTGTTGCTTATACAAATGGTGTAACAACTGTAGGCACTCCAGGTACTTCAGGAGCATATACTCAAATCGTAGTCGCTCCGGTGGCAAGTATCGGCGCTCCGGTATTATTTTACTACAATGCCTCAACAGCAGGCATGGGTAATCAAGCACAAACTATTTCCCCAACTTCTGGAACTACTGAATTTGATCCATCAATAGATGATATTATAGAAGAAGCCTATGAAAGAACAGGTCTTGGCGGAACGCGAACAGGGTATCAATTAAGAAGTGCAAGACGTTCTTTAAATATTATGTTTCAAGAATGGGGTAATAGAGGAATTCATTTATGGAAAGTAAAACTTGCAAAAATTCCTTTAATACAAGGTCAAGCTGAATATAATTATGCAAGTGATACTATTAATTTTCCAAATGATATTTCAGAAGTTTTAGAAGCTTTTTATAGAAACAATTCAGATACATCTAATCCACAAGATATTGCTTTAACTAAAATTGATAGATCAGCTTATAATGCAACTCCAAATAAATTAACACAAGGAACACCTTCTCAATATTATGTTGATAGAAAAAAGAATCCTAATATTTATTTATATGCTACAGCAAGTGCAAGTGTTTCTAGTACTTCAACACCATCTAGCTTTCAATTTTGTTTTTACTATGTTGCTAGAATTCAAGATGTAGGTGCATATACAAATACATCAGATGTAGTAAATAGATTTTACCCATGTATGATGTCTGGACTTGCTTATTATTTAAGTATGAAATTTGCTCCAGCAAGAACTCAAGAATTAGAACGTATATATGAAAGTGAAATGTTAAGAGCTCTTGATGCTGATAATCAAGGTGTATCTACTTTCATTTCACCTAATACATTCTACGGAGATGGAGTATTATCTTAATGGGTACTTTTGCAAAAGGAAAACAAGCTTACGCAATTTCAGATAGATCTGGAATGAGATTTCTTTATAGAGAAATGGTAAGAGAATGGAATGGATTTTTAGTTCATTACTCTGAGTATGAGGAAAAGCAACCACAGTTAGATCCAAAACCAGTTGGTAATGATCCACAAGCTTTACGTAATCCAAGAGTACAAGGAGCTGACACACCACAATTAATTTTATTAACTTCTAATCCATTTGAAACTGTAATTTATAATGGAGTAACTTATATAAATGTTTATTCTCAAGATCATCAAAGAACTACAGGAAGTAGAGTAAGATTAAGAGGACCAGCACAAGTTATAAATGCTGGAACAGGTGGAGCTTTTGCACCTAACTTAAAACAATTTGCACCTATACCAGCTTTTGATGGTGTAAGTGATATTGATAATGCAAATGGATTTATAATTACTGTTGGAAAAATTAGATCTAATGGTAGTATAGAAACTACAGGTGGTGGTTTAACTACTCCTGAAAATTATTTCTTTTTTACAAGTACTAATAATGCTATTACAGGAAATATAAATGGCGGTGGAGCAAGTTGCTCTGCAGGTCCAGTAACACTAGGAGCAGTTTAATATGTCATATACTTTAGCAAATTTACAAACAGATATTAGAAATTATACAGAAGTAAATAGTAATGTATTTACAGATTCAATTCTAAATGGATTTATTGTTAATGCTGAAAACAAAATTTATAGATCTATTGATACAGATCAAAGTGCTTTTTATGCTACTTCTAGTTTAGTAATTGGAAATAGATATGTAACTATACCAGATGATTTAAGAGTTATTAGATATGTTCAATTAACTGATTCTAATGGTAATCAATATTACTTAGAACAAAGAGATACTAGTTTTATAGCTGAATTTTATTCTACTCCAGGAACAGCTAATGTGGATATTCCTAAATATTATGCTAATTGGGATGAGAATTTTTGGGTTGTAGCACCTACGCCTGATAAGACTTATTCTATTACTTTAGCCTATAATAAAGAACCAGAAAGCATTACTATCAGTCCATATAGCACTAATGGCACTTATTTATCAAATAAATACCAAGATCTACTTCTATATGCTACTTTAGTTAATGCATATGGATACTTGAAAGGTCCTGTAGATATGTTACAATACTACTCTCAAGAATATGATAAAGCTCTTGAATCGTACGCAGTCGAGCAAATCGGCGAAAGACGCAGAGACGAATACAAAGATGGTGTAGTTCGTGCTCAATTAATTTCTAAATCACCGTCAAGTTATAAATAACAAGGAGAAAAATAAATGGCAAACATAGTACCTTATTCATTCCCAGTACAATTACTATCTGGAGCACATCAATTTCAATCAGGTGGTAATAATTTCTATTTGTCTTTATATACTGCTAATCCATATACAACAGCAAGCACAGTTTATACTTCTACTAGTGAAGTAAGTTCTGCAGGTGGTAGTCAATATACTGCTGGTGGAAATTTACTTACAAGTCAGGCAGTTTCAAACGTGAACAACGTTGCAACAGTTGACTTTGCTGATTCTGTATGGGGATCACCAACACCTGCAACTTTCACTGCAGCATTTGGAGCAATATATAATTCAAGTAGTTCAAATAAACTGGTAGTCGTACTAGATTTTGGCGGAAGCAAAACGTGCACTAATGGAACTTTTACAGTTACATTCCCAAGCCCAACAGGCGGTTCACCTTCTGGTTCTGATGCAATTATTAGTATTACTTCTTAATTAGGAGATTAAAAATAAATGGCGTTAGTAATAAACGACAGAGTAAAAGAAACTAGTACCTCAACTGGTACAGGTCCATTTGCTTTGGCCGGAGCACAAACTGGTTTTGATACTTTTGCTGCAGGCATCGGTGGCAATAATACAACTTACTATGCTATTTTTAATCAAGGTACTAATGAATGGGAAGTTGGATTAGGAACACTTGATGCAGGTGCAACTACTTTAACTAGAACAACAATTTTAACAAGTTCTAACTCTGATAGCATTGTAACTTTTACAAGTGGTACAAAAGATGTATTTTGTACATTACCAGCAAGTAAAGCAGTGTATTTAGATTCAATCGGAGCGCCAGTAGGTGCAGCAAGTAATGGATTTGCTGTTGCCATGGCAATCGCATTATAATAATAAGGAGAACATATGGCACAAGATTTCGTAAGATATAGCGCACAAGCAACTAACAGTGCTAGCACTATTTTTACAGCAAATTCAAATGACGCAGTTATTGGAATTAGGATCGCAAACATATTATCTTCAGCAATCACCGTTGATGTATGGGTTTCTGTAACAGGAAGTACCGTTAGATACATTGCAAAAGATTTAAGCATTCCACCATCAAGTTCAGTTGAACTTGTTACAGGTGGTGCTAAATTTGTGATGCAGAATACTGATTTACTTAGAGTACAATCAAATACTGCAACTTCTGCTGATGTTTATGTAAGCGTGGTAGATTCAATTAGTGCATAGGTAAAAATATGGATAGTTTATATACTACAACTTATATCGGTAATAAACCGGGAGCACAGGATATCTATACTCATGCTCAAGTTTTAGAAAATCAAAACGTGGTTATTGAATCTGCAGTTCTTGCAGGACCAGTAACAATTGTAAATGCATTTACAGTAACAGGAACGTTGGTAATATTATAATGAGTCAATTAGAAGTTAATAAAGTCCTACCACAATCTGGAACTACACTCACTCTCGGCGAATCGGGAGATACAATTACTGTACCAAGTGGTGCAACCTTAGATGCTTCTAGTGGAACTTTAACTTTACCTAATGGTACCGTAACAAATGCAAAAGTAAATGCTTCTGCTGCAATAGCATATTCTAAATTAAATTTAGCTACTTCAATTGTTAATGCAGATATTAGTACTACAGCAGCTATTGCTACAACTAAATTAGGAGCGGGTGCGGTGTTGCAAGTTGTTCAAACAACTTCAGCATCTTCACTTACAACTACATCATCTAGTTTTGTTACTTTAAATTTAGCAGCTACAATAACTCCTTCTTCTGCTTCTAATAAAATTTTAATGTTATTTTCAACAGGAGCTCAAAATACCAATGGTTCTAATGGTTGTAGATTTACTATATATAGAGGTTCTATAGCAACAGGAACAAATCTTGGAGATTCTAACTGGGGATTTGGTAATCTTGATTCATCAGGTGATGGTGTTCTTACATCATTTTCAATAGTACATTTAGATTCTCCAAATACAACTTCTGCAATTACTTATACACCTGCTGGAGCAGCTAATGCGGGACCAAGTTTAATAACTTCTTTTGGTAATAGTAGAGGCAGTTTTATTTTAATGGAAATAGCAGGTTAATATGACAACAATAGTTAATTCAATTTTAGCAATCAATCCAACAGCACAAGTTAGTGTAAGTGGAGATGATATTAATACAATAGTTTGGCACAATGGAACTACACCAATTCCTGCAAATGAAATACTTGCTAAGCAACAAGAACTAATTGCAGAATATAATTCTAAAAAATACCAAAGAGATAGAGCTAAAGCATATCCATCTATTCAAGAACAATTAGATTTACAATATTGGGATAAAATTAATAATACTAATAATTGGGAAGAAGCAATTAACGCAGTTAAACAGAAATATCCAAAATAATAAATTATGAGCAGTATTTTAAAAGTAGACACGATCCAAGATCAAAACGGCAATAACATTATCAATGAAAATGCTAATACGATCACAATAGGCGCTTCGGGAGACACGATCAGTATTCCTGCAGGTGCGACATTAGTTAATAGCGGAACGGCGACGGGATTCGGTCTTACTACACAATCAGTTCAAACAACAGGATTCACGGCAGTTAAAGGAAATTTATATCCTTGCAATACTACATCTGCAGCTTTTACAGTAACTCTTCCAGCTTCAGCTTCAGTTGGAGATCAATTAGCAATAGTTGATTATGCAGGAACTTTTGCAACAAACAATATTACATTAGGTGCTAATGGAAATAAAATTAATGGTGGAACAGATAATAAAATTTTAAACAAAAACAGAGAAGGTGTAATTATAACTTATATAGATTCTACACAAGGCTGGGTTGCTACTTCTGGTGTTAATGAAGGTATAGTTTCTTTAGCACCAACACCTTACACAGCTTCTTATTTAATAATAGCTGGAGGTGGTGGTGGAGGTGATAATATGGCAGGAGGAGGTGGGGCAGGTGGTTTAATTGCTGGTACTACAACTCTTGTATCAGAAACACTTTATACAATTGTAGTAGGTGCAGGTGGATTAAGAAATACTAATGGTTCAAATTCATCTTTTACAGGTTTAACAACAGCTATTGGTGGTGGTAGAGGTATAGGTTTTGATAATAACGGAATATCAGGAGGTTCAGGAGGAGGAGGAGGAGGTAGATATGGTGCGGCATCTAATCCAACTGGAGGATCAGGAACATCTGGACAAGGTAATGCTGGTGGAGATGGTGCGGGACCCGGAACTAGTGTTGAAACAAGAACAGCAGGAGGTGGAGGAGGAGGTTCAGGTGCTGTTGGTTCTAATGGTATAACTGCACCTAGTAGTAGTACTGGTGGTGCTGGAGGTGCTGGAACAGCATCTTCAATAACTGGTTCTTCAGTAACTTATGCAGGTGGTGGTGGAGGAGGTAGCGGAACAAATACTTCATCAGGATCAGCAGGTGGAGGAAATGGTGGAGGTGGTAGTACAGCAGCTACAAGTGCAACTGCAAATACAGGTAGTGGTGGTGGAGGTGGGGCTAACCCAGATTTAAATGGTGGTAATGGAGGTTCAGGAATTGTAATACTTTCAGTTCCAACAGGAAGTTACTCAGGAGTAGTAACTGGTGGACCAACAATTACAACATCAGGAGCAAATACAGTTTTAACATTTACAACATCAGGAAGTTACACAGGTTAATATGGCACATTTTGCAATTTTAAAATCAGGAAATATAGTAGAACAAGTAGTTGTAGTATCTAATAATGATGCAATAACGGAACAGGCAGGAATAAATTTTTTAAGACATCTTTTTAATAATCAACATTTACCAGTAGTTCAAACATCATATAATACTTATGGTGGTACACATCAATTCGGTGGAACACCTCTAAGAAAAAACTATGCAGGAATAGGATTTCAATACGACCAGCAAAGAGATGCTTTTATTGCACCTAAACCATTTAACTCTTGGATATTAAATGAAGATACTTGTCTATGGAATGCACCAGTTGCTATGCCAGAATTGACACAAGAACAAATAGATAATAAGAATTATTATACTTGGAACGAGCAAATTATAAATTGGGAATTAAAAAATAATGAGTGAACTAAAAGTAAATAAGATAACCCCGCGATCCGGCACCGACGTAACGCTAGGCGATAGTGGCGATACTATTACTATTGCTAGTGGAGCTACCATAAATGCCAGCGGAGCAACATTAACATTACCTACTACTATAGAAGTAAATACAATAGAACCAGCATCTGGAACTACACTTACATTAGGAGATAGTGGGGATACTATTGCTATTCCTAGTGGTGCTACTTTAACAATTGGCTCTGGTACAGCCACAACAATAGGGAAATCAATTGCAATTTCAATTGTTTTCGCATAATATATAACAGGAGATTAAATTATGGCAAATCCAAATATAGTAAACGTAACTACGATAATAGGTAAGACAACCTATGCGGCTCTTACAACGAGTCTTACAACAGTTTTGCTTGCAAATTCAGCAGCTTCAGGAAAAGTTTTTAAAATTAATTCAATCATGGTTTCAAACGTAGATGGAACTAATGCTGCAGATGTAACAATAGACATTAATACTGCAGCAGCAGGTAGTGGAACATCTTATGCTTTAGCTTCTACAATTACTGTACCAGCAGATGCAACTTTATCTGTAGTAGATAAAACAAATTCTTTTTACTTAGAAGAAGATAAATCTATCCTAGGTGGTGCAAGTGCAGCTGGCGATCTAGAAATTGTTATTTCATACGAAGAAATAAATTAACCGGGAGATTTTTGCTATGGCAAAAGAGAACGGTGGAATAATCGGAGTAGTCAACACCCCAACAACAACAGTCGCATCAGGAGTCTGGGCTCTTGAAGATCAATTCAACGCAAGAGTTTCAAATATTTGGCCCTCACGACCACCTTATTCAATAGATTTTTTAGTTATAGCTGGAGGTGCTGGAGGTGGAAAAGATAATTTTAATGGTAGGGGTGCAGGTGGTGGAGGTGCTGGAGGATATAGAACTTCAACTCAAACAGCAAATAGTGAAGTAACAATTACAGTAACAGTAGGTGATGGTGGTGCTGGAGGTGGTGTTAACCCAAATGGTGTCGGTTTTTCTGGTTCAAATTCTTCAATATCAGGAACAGGTTTAACAACAATAACTTCTGCTGGGGGTGGTGGTGGAGGTGGACATAATGCCACTTCTCAGCTTGCAGCAGTTGCTGGTGGAAGTGGTGGTGGTTCTACTAATGGTTTATCAGGTGCGGCAGGAAATACTCCTAGCACATCTCCATCACAAGGTAATAATGGTGGAAGCTCAGGTGTTCTTAATTGTGGAGGAGGAGGTGGAGGTGCAGGTGCAATAGGTAGTAATTCAGGTGGTTCTACTGGTGGTGCAGGAGGAGCAGGAACAGCATCTTCAATAACAGGTTCATCAATAACAAGAGCAGGTGGAGGAGGAGCTAATGGTACTACTGGAGGAGCAGGAGGTAATGGAGGAGGTGGAGCAGGCGGAAGCGGTTCAGGAGGTTCTGGTGTTAATGGAACAGCTAATACTGGAGGAGGAGGTGGTGGAGGTACAGCAGGTGCTGGTTCAGGAGGAAAAGGAGTTGTTATATTAAGTATGCCTGATGCAAATTATACAGGGGTTATTACTGGTTCTCCAACTGTTGCTACAGGTGTTTCAGGAAAAACAATTTTAACATTTAATGGTACAGGGAGTTACACAACATAATGGCTAGTTTTGCAAAAATAGAAAATAATATTGTAATAACAGTTGAATCTGTTGTTAATGAAGTATTAAAAGATTCAAATGGAATAGAACAAGAACAATTAGGAATTAATTTTTTAAAAATATTATATAATGAACCAAATGCTATTTGGAAACAAACATCTTACAACACTCATGGTGGAGTTCATCAATTAGGTGGAAAACCATTTAGAAAAAACCATGCTAATATTGGATATACTTATGATGAAACAAGAAATGCTTTTATACCACCTAAACCTTTTAACTCTTGGATATTAAACGAAACTACTTGTATTTGGTATGCTCCTATTGATAAACCTAATGATGGTAATATTTATAAATGGAATGAAGAAATTTTAAATTGGGAGTTATTTAATGGCTAAACGTAATGGTGGTATAATTGGTAAAGTAAATACTCCAACAGCTTCTATAGCAACAGGAGTATGGAGATTACAAGATCAATTTAATGCCAAAAAAAATAATATCTGGCCAGGCCAACCTTATTCAGTAGATTTTTTAATTGTAGCTGGTGGTGGATCAGGTGGTGGTAATGCCGGCGGAGGTGGAGGTGGTGGTGGTTATAGGGCATCTTCACAATCCGTTAATCCCGGTACAAGTTATACAGTAACAGTTGGAGCTGGCGGTTCAGGTGGTACAGGCAATGGCAGTAACGGTAATAATTCAGTTTTTGACAGCACTACTTCAACCGGTGGCGGTGGTGGAGGCGGTTTAAGTACTAATACCGCAGCTAATAGGGTAGGTGCAACCGGAGGTTCTGGTGGCGGTGGTGGTGGTACAGGCGGTGATGGTACAGGGGTTGCAAGCGGCGGTTCGGGAACAAGCGGGCAAGGTAACACCGGTGGTACTTCTGGAGTATCTCCTGCATCTTGTATTCGTACAGGTGGAGGTGGTGGTGGAGCAAATGCAGTTGGTGGAAACGCAAGCGGTCAAATTGCAGGTGTTGGTGGTGCTGGTACTACATGGACAAATGGTTCAACTTATGCCGGCGGTGGAGGTGGAGGAAATACAAATTACACAGCATACTCTTGCGGAGCAGATCAACCCGGAGGTAGTGGTGGTGTTGGTGGTGGTGGTGCAGGTGGTTCTGCGGCAAATGGATCAAATGGTTCCTCAAATACCGGTGGTGGTGGTGGTGGAGGTGGCTTTAATCCTTCAAGTATTCATTCAGGCGGAAACGGTGGTTCAGGTGTTGTAATTATTAGTTATGCAGGTGCTCAACGAGGAAGTGGTGGTACTATATCAAGTTCAGGTGGTATTACATATCATACCTTTACTTCTTCAGGAACATATATAGGTTAAAGGAAAATATAAAATGGCACATTTTGCAAAAGTTAAAGATAACAAAGTAATTAAAGTAATTGTTGCTGAACCAGAATTTTTTGAAACATTTATTGATTCAACAGATGGTCAATGGTTACAAACTTCTTACAACACTTTTGGTGGTGTTCATTATGATCCAATTACAAAAGAACCATCATTGGATCAATCTAAATCGTTACGTAAAAATTTTGCTGGAATTGGGTTTGATTACGATTCTTCTAGTGATGCTTTCATTCCACCTAAACCTTTTAATTCATGGATATTAAATGAACAAACTTGTCTTTGGGTAGCACCAGTTACTATTCCAACAACAGAATTAGAAAATAATCAATATTATTCTTGGAATGAATCTATTATAAATTGGGAAATTAAAACAAGAGAATAACGTCTAAATACATTAGCCAGCAAAATATAGCTGAATGTCTAGAATACTTTAAAACAATCAAATAACACTACAATTATCTCTTTAAAAATAGAATATAATATGCTATAATTTATGGTGAAGAGAGACCTCTACATACCATCTTTCTCCATTATAATTTATGCTTTTAGGATTTGATACATTTGCAAGATTTCCCTTTTCCACTGTCGGTGATGATAACAGTGTAAGTATTGCCGTATCTGGTAATAACTTAATACTAACAATAGGACCTGTTGGTATATCAGCTACTTCTATTGTACAAACATCTGGCGCCGATCCGCTATTCTTAGGTATCGGAACTATTACTATTTCAGGTACTGGTCAAACAGATGTAACCGGATCGCCGTTAATAATGGCTACTGGTTCTGTTACTGTTTCAGCAACTGCTGGTGTTACAGTTACTGGAAATCAATTGACTATTACCAGCGGAACAGTTACAATATCCGGAACATCAAATGTATCAGTTAATGGAAGTCCATTAACATTAGACAGTAACAACGGAGGAACAACAAACGTTATTGTGTGGAACGAAATCATACCAGGAGCAAATATGGTATGGACACCAATAGTACCTTATTAAATTATGGCATCAACATATTCTACAGACCTATCATTAGAACTTGTAGCAACCGGAGAAAAAGCTGGTCTATGGGGAACAATTACAAATACTAACTTACAAATTTTACAAGCATCATCATCAGGATATACAACTCTAACACTTACAACAGGTAATACTAATTTAAGTTTAGCGGATGGATCAGATACTGCTAATGGTAAAAAATTATATATTAAACTTACAGGAACTTTAACTGGTAACTGTACAGTTACAATGCCAGCATCAACAACAGGTGGTAATGCAAATAGAGTATTTATTATACAAGATGCAACAACTAGAACAACTTCTAATTATACAATTGGTGTATTAACTACAGGACAAGCTACAGCAACTAAAGTTCCAGTGAATTCTACTTTGTTATTAGTATCTGATGGAGCAAATACTTTAACTTCTATTGGTATAATGCAAAAAGGATATAACTCTATTAGTTCTAGCAACTCACCTTATTTAGCAGTTGCCGGAGATCAATTAATTGTAGATACAAGAACAAATCCAGTTACAGTAACTTTACCTGCTAGTCCTAGTGTAGGAGATGAAGTAGTTATTATTGATGGCTTTAATTTCTTTGCTTCAAACAATTGTGTAGTAGGTAATAATTCTAGTAATATTTTAGGTGCAGCATCTGCTTTAACTTTAAATACAAACAGACAATCCATTACATTAGTTTATGTAAATGCTACTCAAGGTTGGACTTATAAAACTAATACAGCATAGGAGCTAATCCATGGCTCTTTCAGAAATTAAATTCGCTCCAGGAATTGATAAACAAGACACAAGTGTGGGTGCATTTGGTCGTTGGGTAGATTCAGATAATACAAGATTTAGATATGGGCTTCCTGAAAAAGTAGGTGGCTGGGCATCTTTATTAAATGAAACTATTGTTGGTGTTTGTAGAAAGATGCTTCCTTTTGTAGATCAATCAGGCAATAGATATGTTGCTTTAGGAACTGATAAATTTTTACTTATATATTTTGAAGGACAACTTTTTGATATAACTCCATTTAGAACAGATTCGGCAGGGGTTATTGTTACTTTTGCAGGATCTACTTTAGCAACAAATAGCACTTCTAATAAAACTTGTACTATTACGACTACAAGTAATCACGGTTTAATTGCTGGAGATATGATTGTTCTAGATGCTGTTACTTTACCAGCAGGTACTGGTTTAAGTGCTTCTGATTTTGAAGATAAACTATTTCAAGTATTATCGGTTCCAACTCCAACAACATTTACTATTAATTCATTAAATCAAGCAACAGCAGTGGTTGCAACAGGTGGAAGTATGATTGTTAAACCTTACGCATCTGTGGGCCCAGCATTACAAACTTATGGATATGGATTTGGTGTAGGTCAATTTGGAGGAACAGTTTCTGGAGCATCAGTTACAACTATTAATAATGGTGGAACTTTTGCAGCTGGAGCAACTTCAGTTATACTTACAAGCACATCTGCATTTCCAGCATCTGGAACTTTACTTATTGAAAATGAATTAATGACTTATACAACTAATAATACTGGAACAAATACTATTTCAGGTATTAGTAGAGGTCAATTTGGAACAGCAGATGTAGTTCATGCAAATGGAATAACAGTTACCAACGCAACTAGTTATACAGGATGGGGAACAGCAGTATTAGCTTCTTCTACTACATTAGAACCAGCACTTTGGTCTTTAGATAACTATGGAGATGTATTAGTTGCAACTATTGCAAATGGTAAAACTTTTACTTGGGATTCTAGTATTGCAGCAAGATTAACAACCCGCGCTTCGCAAACAACTGCTGGATTTGAAACAACAAATAACCCAGTTGCATCTAGATTAACTTTAATTTCACCAACAACTAGACACTTAATTCACTTTGGAACTTGTACAACTCTTAATGATGAAGATACACAGGATAATATGTTTATTCGTTTTTCAACTGTGGAAGGTATTAACGAATATGATATTACCGCAACTAACACAGCAGGTTCATTTAGACTTCAAGATGGTACAAAGATTATCGGAGCGGTGAACGCGAAAGAAACTATCTTAGTTTGGACAGACAATGCTTTATATACAATGAAATTTGTAGGAGCTCCTTTTACATTTGGATTTGAACAAGTAGGAACAAATTGCGGATTAATTGGTAAAAACGCTGCTATAGAAATTGATGGTATAGCTTATTGGATGAGCAATAGTGGATTCTTTGCATTTGATGGAACTGTTAAAACATTACCATGTTCTGTTATTGACTATGTATTCAATGATATTGATACTACTAAAGGACAACAAATTAGTGCTGGATTAAATAATTTATATACAGAAGTTACTTGGTGGTATCCAACACAAGGATCTTCGTTTGTTAATAGATCCGTAGTTTATAATTACACAGATGCAAATAGACAACTTGCTCTTGGTACTTGGTATACTAATACAAGTTCTACTTCTACAAGAACTAGTTGGATTGATGCATTAATATATCCTAGACCTTATGCAACAAAACATAACAGTACTGAAACAGGAACGTTTCCAACTATAATTGGTGAAACAGGATTAGGACAAACTGTTTTATTTGAACAAGAAACTGGAACCGATCAAATTAATCCTGATGGTTCTATAACAACATTAACTTCATTTATTCAATCATTTGATTTTTCTTTACAAAAAGATCAAAGTGAAACTTTTTTATCTATGAGAAGATTCTTACCTAACTTTAAAGTATTAACAGGAAGTAATCAAATTTCTATTTCTGTAACAGATTGGCCTTCTGAAACTGCTACTAGTTCTACTTATAGTCCATTTACAATTACTTCTTCTACAGAATTTGTAAGTACTAGAGCAAGAGGAAGATATGCAAATGTTAGAATAGAGAATGTTAATTCAGGAGAAAATTGGAGATTTGGAACATTCCAAGTTGATATACAACCAGATGGTAGAAGATAATGGCTAAGATTAATGTAAGGGTTCCAGAACCAAAATCAGAATATGAAGTAGATAATCAGAGACAAATTAATAGAGCTCTTCGTATTATTGTGGAACAATTAAATTCTACTTATTTAAAAGATTTAAAAGAAGATACAGAAAGATTTAGTTGGTTTATGTCAAGTGGAGGTAAGTGTTAATGTCTTGTGATAATGTAAATATTGGTAATGGTCAGTTAATTACAATCGGTGGTAATAATGTTGATGCATTCGGAAGATTAAGAGTTTCTAATCCTCTAACTATCTTTGATAGTAAGAGTATCATGTCACAGAATAGTTTATTTAATGCAACTACTGCAAGTGGTGGAAGTGTTACTTATACAGCTAATAAATCTACAGTTAATTTAAATGTAACAGAAGCAGCAAGTTCTAAAACAGTAAGACAGTCTAATAGAGTCATGTCTTATCAACCTGGTAAGTCATTACTTATTTTTAATACATTTGTAATGAATACTTTGACTGCAAACTTAAAACAAAAGGTAGGTTTATTTGATGCAAATAACGGAATATTTTTTACAGCAGATGGAACAACACTTAAAATAGTAAGAAGAACTTATACATCAGGTGCTCCAGTTGATACTGAAATATCACAATCTAGTTGGAACGGAGATACTTTAAATGGAACGGGAGCAAGTGGATTTACCTTAAATGCAGCTACATCAAATATACTATTTATAGATATTGAATGGTTAGGTGTAGGATCTGTTAGAGTTGGATTTGTTATTAATGGTCAATTAATTACAGCACATACTTTTTATAATGCTAATAGTTTAACGACTGTTTATATGCAAACAGCCAATCTTCCAATTCGTTATGAGATTGAAAGAGCTGGAACATTGACGGCTGGAACTTATACATTACAACAAATATGTTCTTCTTGTATTTCTGAAGGTGGATATTCTCCACAAGGATTAGAACAAATGATTGGAACAGGAACTGTTAGTGCTGGAGTGAATTTAACTACAGCAAATACTTATTATAATATTGCAACAATTAGAATTAAAACAGGAAGGCCTTATGCAGTTATAGTTCCAGCTGGAGTAGATGTTTTAAACATATCTAATGGAGATTTTGAATGGGGATTATTTATTAATGCAACACCATCCTCTGCCTTTTCATATTCAAGTTTTAGTGATAATGTAGAATATGATTTAACAACAGTTGATTTAACTTCAACAGGTACAAGAGTTGCTGGAGGATATTTAGGAGGTAAGACTGCACCATTTACTTTAGGTGGAGATTTTATAGCATTCGCAAATCAACTTGGACAAACTATTGCAGGTGTGTCAGATACTTTAACATTAGGCGTAAGACCAGGAACAGCTAATGGAGATGTATCTGGTTTATTAAAATGGTTTGATTTAACATAATGGCAAATATATATAAAAATTCATTTTACGATCCGGCTTCAACTGCAGCAGTATCTGTATATACTGTTCCTTCTAATTCAAGATCTATTGTACAAAATATTCAATTAACAAATGAATCGGGATCAAAGATAGTTATAGTATCAGTAACTGATTCATCAGCATCAACGGATTATCAAATAGCTTATGCTTCTATTACAGGACCTACAATATGTAATTTAGCTTCAGGACCTATAGTATTAGAAGAAGGAGATATTCTAAAGATTGCATCTTCTACAATAACTGGTATAAGTGCTATAGTATCAATTTTAGAAATGAACAGAGAGGATAGATAATGCCGTTTGTAGAACAAGAAGAATCAATAAAAACTGAAATTATAGATGGGAAACAAGTAGCTGTCTATAAACCAAGAGTAGAAATAACTCTTAAAAATTTAGAAACTGGTCAAGAATATACATCGGATTCAGAAGCGTTATCTGATGTTCAAAACCCAAATACAAGCACTAAAGCAGAGCATATTTCTAGAAGTGTGCATGTAAAAGTCATAAGTTTGCCATTAGGAGCAAGCGTTAATTTAGGTTAATATATTGACTAGGAGTAAAAAACCTAGTAAATTACTGGGTTCAGGCTTAATTCAAGAATGGCCAACTTGCGATGAACTTCATTTTTAATAAGAAAACTTTAGAAGATATGCAAACTATCATATCTCTCTATAAGAAGTTTGATAAGTATAATAAGTACACTAGAGAAGATATATACTATCACATACTTCCTTCTTTTAAATTGGAGCAATATAAAATACACAAAGATGGAGATACAGTGATAGGTTTTACTAACTGGGCTTTTTTAAACAAAGACGTTGAAAAAGACTTTAAAAACACAGGTATTCTTGAAGATCAAGACTGGAATAGTGGTAATCATCTGTGGCATATTGACACCATTTGTGTTAAAAATCTAAATAAAATTATGAGTTGGACTAAACAATATTTTACAAAAACATTAGGAATCAACAAACCAATCAATTGGTTAAGAGTTGTTGATAATAAAATTATAAGAACACAAACAAGATTCACGAAAGAGAGTTGGTTAAATGGGTAAAGCAATAAGATCAGTTACTAAAGCAATTAGTAAAATAATACCTAATGAAATAAAACCAATATTACCTTACGCAGCTTTATTTATACCAGGTCTTCAAGGAGCTGGTGGTTTACTTGCTAAATATGGAGTGTCAAATCCTATATTTCAAAAAATGTTAATTTCAGGTGCAACTAGAGGATTGACTGATTCAGAAGCCGGTTTTAAAGATATTTTAAAAACAGGAGTTCTTGCAGCTGCTCCAAATATAATTCAATCTGGATTAGGTTCATTGGGAGACTATTTAAATCCTATAACAACAGAGGGTATAAAAGGATCTATTGAAGCAGCTAAGATAGGTTCTAATATAGTGCCTGCTGCTCAACAAACTCTTACTCAACAAATAGGTCAACTAGCAACTCAAGCTGCTAATTCAGGTATTGTAAATAGTTTAGCAAATCCACAGGGATTACTTGAATCAGCTAAAGCTATAACATATCCAAGCACTGTTGAATATGGTGCAAAAGCAGTTGAAGCAGCTCAAAAAGCAAAAGAAGATTATGAAAGAGAATATGCGAATTTTCAAAATTTCAGTGGTCAACAGCTAGCTGATTTTAATTTAGGTAGAAGAAATTCAATTCTTGGTTCTTTGACTAGAGCAGGATTTGCTGAGGATGAAATTAATTCTACATTAGCACAATTAGGTTTAAGAAATGGTGGTAGAGTTGGTGCTATGGATGGTGGTATTATGGATGTAAGAAGAGGTTTAGTAGAAATCCCAGGTGGTTATTCAGGTAATAGATATAAACAATTACTTCAGTTATTAGAAGAAGCTAAAGCTATGGGTGATATGGATAAAATTAAAGAAGTAGAATCAGATCTTTATAGAGAATATAATAAGAAAAAAGATGGTGGTTTAATGGGATTAAAAATAGGTGGAGTTCCTATGGAAATGGATTATAGAATGGGTGGATTTATTCCCGTTGGATCAAAAGAAAAAGCAGATGATGTTCCAGCAAGATTATCTAAAAATGAATTTGTTATGACTGCAGATGCAGTTAGAGCAGCAGGTGGAGGAAGTGTTAATAAAGGAGCACAAAAAATGTATCAATTAATGAACCAACTTGAAGGAAGTTTAGCATAATGGCAGTACAACCAACATCAGTAACACAAACATTAACATCACCAATATTAGAAGGATCGCTAACCGCGTTTTTAAAAACGTTAGAACCTTTAATTGGTCAAAAAGTTGATACAGCGGCTTACGCTCCGCAAATCGCGGCTGAGTCAGCATTGCAACAACAAGCGAGAACCGCGGCCGGTGGATTAGGAAGTTTATTAGGACCGGATGCATATAAACAATATATGTCTCCTTACCAACAAGAAGTTATTGATACAACTTTATCAGAGTATGACAGACAAGCAGCTATTCAAAGACAAGGAATAGGACAACAAGCTATTAGATCAGGAGCTTTTGGTGGTGGTAGAGAAGGAGTTCAACTTGCAGAATATGATGTAGGATCAGCTGCTAAGCGAGCAATGTCATTAGCTCAGTTATTACAATCAGGATATCAAAATGCACAAACTGCAGCTAATCAACAATTAACAGCTGCTCAAGGTTTAGGAAGTTATCAAACTCAAATTGGTCAAGCAGGACAAGCTCAACAACAAGCACTTTTAGATGCGTCACAAATTGCAGCGAAAGAAACTGCTTATGAACCATTTACTAGATTAGGTTTAGTTGGACAACAACTTGCACAAATTCAACCAGGTGCATTCCCAACTCAAACAGTTGGATATCAACAACCACAAGCTCCAGTTAGTCCTTTATCAACTGCACTAGGGATTGGTACAGGTATAGCTAGCATTGGATCTAAATTAGGATTATTTGGAAAATAATGAGTAATATTTTAAGAAGACCTATGTTCAGAGGAGGACGTGTAGATTCTCGCGGAACGGGGATTACCTCAGGACTAGGTTATGCTAATGGTGGAAGAATTGGATTAGCACAATCATATCCAGGAACAGTTGGTCAAAAACAACAAGCTAAAGGTTTAGAGGCTGTATTAGCTGGAATTAATAAACCAACTACAGGAGCAGATTTATTAAAATTAGATCCAAATTTACAAGTAAATCCATTATCACTTTATTTACCAAGTAATACACAAAGTATTGGTTCTGGTTTTGGATTTTTGTCACCTAGTTCTCAATTTCCAGATCAATATTTAGAATTTTTAAAACCAGAAAAAGCTGGATATGTAACAGATGAACAGGGAGACCTTGTAAGAGATAAACAAGGAAATTTAATTCCTATAGGTAAAGATAAACCAGAAGACTTTAGAAAATTTCTTGAACAATCAACTACAAGAAGAATAACAGAATCAGATACACAAGGAAGTGAAGAACAATACGGAATAACAGAAAAGGATAAAGTTAAACCTGTTTATAATAATAAAGGTGAAATAACAGGGTATAAAGGATCTCAAGTTAAAACAGTTAATGAAAATATTCCAAATGAAGGAACAACAGGTGGAGCGGGAGGAACATCTAATAGAGAAAGAGAAGAATCAATAGAATACACAGTAGAAGATTATATTAAGATGTTAGGTGGTGATCAAGCAATGAGAAGAGATTTAAGTGATATGCTTGGAAGAGCAAGTGCAGCATTTTTAAAACGACCTGCAAGAGGAGACACAAGAGGAATAGTAGATGCATTAGGAGATTTCGCAGCGATGGAAGCAGCAGCAGGACCGGGTAGAAGAGAAAAAATTGAACAAGCAGCTGCTACTCTAGATATACAAGATAAAATTGCAGCGAAGAGATCAAAAGAACAAGTACAATTAATGAAAAGTAAAATAGATTATGAACTTGGTGCTAAGGAAGACTTAGCTAAAAGATCTAGAGATATTAAAAGTATGCCAACTCAAGATGCATTAACTTTTGTTTCTACTGAAGTATATAGAGGACAAGAAGGTAGATCTAGTGCTAAAGTATTAAAAGATGTGTTGGATATTAAATTAGGAACAACTACTCAAATACTTACTGTAAATCAAATAAAAGACCTTGGTCCAAAAGGTGAAAAATTACCAGTAGGAATTACAATTGTTAACTCTGGAGAAGGAAGAAAAGTTTATCAAAAAGATTCTAGTGGTAATGTAGCCCTTGTAGATATAAATAATATATAGGAAATAAAATATGGCTTCATTGCTTGACTTGGAAAAAGATAATAATCTTTCTCCTAGCGCAGAAGAAAACAATAAACCAAATGCTTTTGTTTCAGCTCTTGCTGGAATAGGATCTGGATTATTTAAAATACCAGAAGGATTTGTTTCACTTGGTGCAACTCTAATAGATCTAGGAGCCGATACAAATAAAGCTGCAGAAGTAGAAAAATGGTTTGCTAAAATAAATCCATTTGATGAAATGGCGGAAGCTACTACTGCTGGAAAAATTACAGAACTTATTACAAATATAGGAGTACCTGGAGGAATTGCTTTTAAAGTAGGAAGTGGATTAGCTAAAGGTGCTTTGATGGCTAAACAAAGCGATAAATATTTTGATCTTGGTGGAGACGTATCTAAAGCTTTTTCAAAAAAAATAAAAGGTGATAAACTAACAAGACCTGAAAGTAGATTATTAGATGATGCTTTTTCTAAAAAAGCAACGGATCTAGAAAAATTAACTGCATTTGGAGCAGGTGCTGGTTTAGGTGGATTAGCTGAAGGTGTATTTGTTGGTGATGTAGAAGAAGCAGGAACATTTGGAGATTTATTGGGTGGCCCTACAGAACTTGAGAGAGGAACGGAAGATCCTCAAACTGAAATATTAAATAGATTAAAATTTTCATTAGAGGGTGCCGGGTTTACTGGGTTACTAGGTGGAGCTGGGAAAGTTATTTCCAAAGTAAGAAATCAAACTGGAACTGGAAAAGCAATTACAAATCCATTTGATAAATGGGTAGATAAATGGATTTCAAAACCATTTAGAGCAAGGGGACCTGAGGTACAAGAAGGATTTGAAGAAAGAATGGCAATGGAAGGTAGAATTGCAAAAGATAGAAATGTAGCTGAAAATGCCATGATTAACGTTAGTAAAATTGAAGACTCAATTGTTAAAAGTGCAAAAAAAGCATTTGGGGATAAAGTAGATGATACTACTAGACAAAATTTACAAAAAGAAATGAATGAATTTTTAATTGGTAAAAAAAATGTAAAAACAAAATTTGAATTTATAGATGAAATAAATATAGATCCAAAAACTGGAAGACCATATGAAGCTGGTTTTGGTGAGTTTGAAAAATTAAAAGTAGGATCTCGTTTACCAGAAACATTTAAAACTCTTGATCCAAATACAGGAAAATATGTAAATAAAAAACTTAAAACTGGAGAAAAATTATTTAATTTTAATTTCGCTGATTTTGATGAAAAAAATATAAAAGGTTTTAAAGATAAATTAAAGAAAAATTATAAGGCAAATGATGTTGACTTGGATAATTTAGTTAATAATTTTAAATCAATAAGAAATGTATGGCAAGAATTATTTACTACATATGGCAAAAGATTAACACCTGCTGCTCTTGATGATTTTCAAAATGTAATAAAGACATCTTTAACAAATGCAATGGATAGGGGATATGAAGTTTTTAAAAATAATCAAGGTCAGTTAGGTGTAGCTAAAAATTACCCTCCAACTAAAAAAGTTTTACAAGAAACTACTCTAGATATACAAAAAGAAGTTGCTAGACTTTCTAAGGGTAAGGTTAAATTAAATCCTGAAGATGCTTCTAAAATAACAGATGAACTTTGGAGAGGAGCATCTTTACCAAAAGGAATATTATTGTCGGGTGGAAAACCAGGAGATGTTTATTTAAAAGATATTCCTGATTTTTTTAGAAATTCTGTAGCAAGTAATTTAACAATTACTAATAAAAATGTTCTTAATAGAGATAGTGCTAATTTGTCTGAGTTAACCGGAGTAGCTCAAAATATTGTTAAAAAATTATTAGGTAAGGCAGAAAACCCTATGTCAACATTAGTAGAAGGAACTGCTAATTTATCTTCTCAAGTTAGATACAATCAATGGTTAGATAATCTTGTTATAAGATCTAATGAATTAAAAAAAAATTGGGATGCATGGGATGCTGGTGGTAGAGTTGGACCAGAGCCAAGAGTTCCATTTCTTTTTAATAATTCAGGAGAAGCTAGAAAATATACAGGTGGAACGGGAGCTGATTTTAAATCTATTTCTCCACCAAATGCAGAAAATGCTGTAAGAGGAACTCCTGTTGGTAGATACTATGATCCTAAAGCAACTTTAAAACCAGTTGACGATATAGAAGCAAGTCGTTTAGATTTTAAAATAAAACAAGCAGAACAAGCTGCTATTTTAGAAGCAAGTTCAAAAGGAAAACAATTAACTAGTCAACAAAGAAAAAAAATAGCTGAAAGAACAGCTGAAATAATAAATCCAATAGAGGGTAAATTTGCATTGAGTGATTATGCTGAAGTTCTTGGAGTAACAAAAGAAGTAGCAAAAAGTTTTCCTGCTCAAATATATCAAAATCTTATTCTTTACCCTAAAGCAACAGCTCAAATGGCTAAAACAATTTTAGCTCCATTTACACATGTAAGAAACTTTTTAAGTGCCGCTGCCTTTGCTGGAGCAAATGGTATTGTACCTTTTGGAAATACATCAGATGTAAAAGCAGCATGGAATGCTTTACAAGCTGCTGGTCCTGGAATGAGAAAATCAAATCAACTTTATCAAGAATTATTAGACTTAGGTGTAGTTAACTCTCAAGTTCAATTAGGAGATCTACAAAGATTATTACAGGATGTAAATTTTGGTGGAGTTCTTAATAGTATAGGTCCTAATTATAATGGTGTTAATAGTCTTATAAAAAAACTTAATGTATTAAAAAAAGGTGCGGAAGATTTTTATACTGCCGAAGATGATTTTTGGAAAATATTTACATATTTTGGAGAAAAATCAAGAATAAGTGATGCTTATAAAAAAGCTGGTTTAAAACTAGGACAAGAATTTGTAGATGTAAATGGAGTTAAACAAATATTTAACGATGAATATTTAAAAAAACAAGCTGCTAATTTAGTTAAAAACAATGTACCTAATTATGCTTATGTTTCAGAATTTGTAAAAGGATTAAGACAATTACCTATTGGTAATTTTGTTGCTTTCCCTGCTGAAATTATGAGAACAGGAACAAATATTGTTACTACAGCATTAGATGAAATTTTTTATAAAACTATTATTAATGGAAAAACAGTAACACCATTAAGACAAAGAGGTCTTCAAAGATTAATGGGAATGGCTGCTACTTCTACTGTATTACCAGCTGGAGCAGTTGCTGCACTTCAAACAATTTATGACGTAAGTAATGAAGAGATATCTGCAATGAGAAGATATGTTGCTAACTGGTCTAAAAATTCTACTTTATTACCATTTAGAGATAAAGATGGAAAATTAGAATACATTGATTTCTCTCATATGAATGCTTACGATACTTTAGCAAGACCTATTCAAACAGTTCTTGATGCTGTAAATGAAGGTAGACAAGATAAACAAGGTATCATGAAAGATTTTTTATCTGGTTTAATAGAATCAACTAAAGAAATTGGATCACCTTTTATAAGTGAAGCTATGTGGACACAGGCACTTCAGGATGTATCTCCTATTTTAGGAAGAGGTGGTGTAGATGCTACAGGGAAAAAAATTTATGATTTACAAGTAGATTCTGTTGGTGATGCTCTTTATAAATCAGTTGCACATTTAGCTGAAACACAGTTTCCTTTAAACTACAATCAATTAAAAAGAATAGGATTATCATTAGTACCAAAAGATAGCGCAGGAAGATTTGATCCAAGAGGAAATGAATTTGAATTAGGAAATGAATTATCTGGTATTGCTGGAATGAGAAGAGTTAAAGTAGATCCAGCTAAAGGAATTAATTATAAAATAACTGATTACAAAGATGGAATAGCTGCGGGTAGAGGAATATTTGCAAGAAGAACATTAAAAGGTGGTCCTGTTAGTCCTGAGGAAGTAGTAGATGCTTATATAGATACAAATGAAGCTTTATTTAATATTAATAGAGAAATGTATAAAGATATTGAAGCAGCAAGAATTTTAGGAATGCCTGAAGATAAAATAGAAGAAATTATGGATAGAAGAGGGGAAAGAAAAGCTTTTAATTCTTTAATTAATAAAGATTTTAGACCATACACTATTTCAAATGATATTCAACAAATGTTTGAATTTAATGCAGAACAACTAGGACTTCCAAATCCATTTATTGCAGCAAATGATGCAATAAATAATTTACGTGACATATTATCTCAAATACCTATTTCTCAAAGTGTATTTCCTAAATTAACAAATCCATTTAGAAAATCTATCATACCAACATTGGGTTCAACAACTAGTGTAAATCCTACTGGACAATTACCTCCGGTTGTGTTAGGTGCCGATGTTGTAGGTGTTGCAAATAGTTTAAATCAAAATTTAGTTGGTGGAGTAAATCCACAAACAACACAATTAATACAACAATCTAATGCTTTAGATAGTTTTATAAGAGGAAGATAATTATGAAGATAGATCCGCATACAACAAGAGAGCACATTATTTCAGTTTATGGACACATTACAGGTCTTAAAAAAGAAATTTGTACTATTAAAAACAATCATCTCAAACACATGCACCAGGACATTGAGAAATTGGGTGGTAAGATAGACAAGATCTATTGGGTTCTCTTAGCAGCGGTGGGATCAGTTGCGATGTTCCTGGTGAAAGAAGTTTTTTTTAAGTAATGAAACTATCAGAGAACTTTGAATTACATGAATTAATTAAGTCTCAGATTGCTGAACGTAAAGGCATATCTAATAATCCATCCACAGACCAAATAAATAATTTAAAAGACTTGTGTTTAAATGTATTACAACCTATAAGGTCACACTTTGATTCTCCAGTAGTAATTTCTTCTGGATATCGGTCGCCTGAACTTTGTATTGCAATTGGTTCTAAACCAACCTCACAACACTCTGAAGGAAAAGCTGCTGATATAGAAATCATGAACATAGATAATAAGGAGTTAGCAATGTGGATTAAAGATAACGTAGAGTTTGATCAACTCATTTTAGAATTTTATAAAGAAGGTGATCCGAATAGTGGATGGGTTCATGTATCATATAACGGTGATAAGAACAGAAAACAATTTTTAGTCGCTACGCGTGAAGACGAAAAAGTAATCTACCGACCGGCCTAACGTAATGAAAGATAGCCTCTTAGTACATAAACATCTTATTGTTCGCGCAGAGGCGGTCAAACCCCCGATGGACGAAAAGTATTTAACCGATTGGTTAAAAGATTTTATTACATCTATTAATATGAAAGTATTGATGGGGCCATATGTAATTTATCATGACGTACCTGGAAACAGAGGAATTACAGGAGCCGCGATCATAGAAACATCACACATTGTTATGCACGTTTGGGACGAACCAAGTCCAGCGCTAATGCAATTTGATGTATACTCTTGTGGTGAATTTGACCCTGAAGTTATATGTAAAAAAATTAGAAAAGACTTTGAAATAACTAAAATTGAATATAAGTTTTTAAATCGCGAAACGGGGCTCGTGGATTTAAAAGGTGGTTTTTATAAATGAGACACAAATGCATTTACTGGCTTTATGCTGGGTTTTGTGCATTGTTAAAAGACTGTAAGTGTAAAAAGACTAGTAAATAATATCAAATCTTTGTATATTAGAGCTATGATTGAAAGATTAAAAGACTTAATAGCTCAGAACTTTTCTAAAAAAGAAATAGAAAAGAAAAATAATACTTTACTTAAAAGTAGAAAAGAAGTTGAGATTAATGGTAATGGAACTTCTGGATATACAATTAAAGAAGGTATTCATAAAGGCACAGTTCTCGGCCACATTAAAAGAGAAAAATCAGTACTTGAAAATTAATAAATAATATCTATATACATCGCAGGTTGCATCATGTGGATGAGCCAATTAACTTGCTTTTTAAAAGGAGATAATTATGACAAACATTGAAGTTTTCAATAATTTAAGCAAACAATTATTCAACGGATCAACAAAGTTTTTTGATGATACGTTTGAAAGTATTTTTGACACGTGGTCAAAAGCACAATCATTTCCATTCTATAACGTAGTAAAATACTCAAAAGGTAAATACGGTTTAGAAATCGGTCTAGCTGGATACAATAAAGAAAATGTACTTGTAGAAGTTAAAGACGGTATCTTAACAATAGAAGGAAAAGTAGAAGATAAAAATGTAGACTATGTACAAAAAGGTCTAGCATTTAGAAAATTTTTCAAACAGTTTGAATTAGCTAAAGATGTATTAGTTGATGAAGCTGAAATGAAAGATGGTTTATTAAAAATCAAACTTGGTTATAAAGAACCAAAAGAAATTGAAGGCATTAAAGTAGATATTAAGTAATGACTACAATTACAGTATTCTTTATTGTTTGTTTTATTATTTTATTATATCTAATTTATAATAACTATAAGTAATGATACCTTATAATGATGAGGAGTGGAGATTTATATCCACTCCCTCAACTCTTCACCCAGCACAGTAGAAGCTATATTAATTTTATTTCTTAAGGCTTTTACAATTTTTTCATCTACAGTTTTACGAGCAATTATATCTATATACGTTACAGATTTTTTCTGTCCTATTCTGTGTGCTCTATCTTCTGATTGTAAACGTTTCTCTAAATCATAACCATTAGAATAATATATAACTGTACTAGCTGCTGTTAAAGTAATTCCATAACCACCAGTCTGAGGATTACCTACAAAAAATTTACAGTTAGATTTAGGATCTTGAAACTTTACAATATTCTTTTGTCTTTGTTCTGAATCAATATCTCCATAGTATTGAACAACAGAATCATCTCCATATTTTTTCTTAATACAAGAAACAATATGTTTAATATCGTATATATAATTTGCCCAGATGATTGCTTTACCTTCTACTTCTTCTAATACATCCATCAATTCATTTATACGATTTGATTTTAATTCTGTAATATCTCCTTCATCTGTTTTTAAATGACCACAAGTAATCTGATGTAATCGCATCATTTGTGTAAGAACATGTGGAGCTGTAGCGAGCTTACCTTTTATCGCAGCGAGGGCCGCGGATTTCATAGTAGCATATGCAGCTTCTTGTTCTTCTGTTAGTTCAATTTCTCTTCTAATATAGATTTTATCAGGCAAATCTAAACAATCTTCTTTTAATACCCTGTATGAAAATTTATCTAATATCTGTGCTAATTCATCTAATCGTTGATAACTAGCTACTATTTGTACTCTTCTTCCACCAAAGTTTCTTTCAATCATTTGTGCATATCTATTTCTAAAAGAATAAAAAGAACTATGTCCTAATAAATCTTCACTTAAAAATTCACATTGAGTAAATAAATCTAATGGACTTTTAGTTACAGGAGATCCTGTAAGTATTCTTCTATATGAAGCATGCTTTCCTAAATTTACAATAGCTTTAGTTCTTTTTGCGGAAGGAGTTTTAATAGTTGTAGATTCGTCTACAGCCATTATTGTTTTGTGTGTTCTTAGGAATTTAGCTGCAAAGTCTAAACCTTTTTTAGTACTAAATGCTTCAACATTCATTACAAGGATGTGAAGGTCATAGTCCGAATTAAATAATTGTTGATACTCTTTATCCTTTGCTTTAGACGTTGAAGCCGTCCATAGTACCATTTTTGGTTTTATATGGCTAGCTAAATGTGTTGGTATTTCAGAAGAATACCAGTTTCTATATACACCTTTAGGTGCTATAATAAGCGCCGCATTTATTTTACCTTTATCATAAAGCATAGCAATATTATCAACTAATACTTTAGATTTACCTGTACCCATTTCCATAAAATAACCATAAGTTATTTTATCCCACGATTTTTCCAATGCAGTTATTTGATGTGCATATGGCTTAGTCTTAAATTTATATTTCATATTTTTTTATTCTTTCTACTTGACATAATATATAATTATATTTAAATAGATGTCAACAGAGAATAATAGAATGAAGAATAAAATTTTTGAGTTATATAAACCTAAGTCATTAGCAGAGTTCTTAACTTTTTATAAAGAGAACCCTAAAGAAAATTTTGTTTATGTATTACAACATCCACCTGCAAATATAAATATTTTAGGTGCATCTGATTTTGGATATTTAGTTATTTGTTTAAATAATTATGGACCAGAGTCTCAAATTATTTTTTCTTCTAGTCCTTTTGTTTTTAAAATGCAAAAAAACTTAAGAGACTTTAGACCACAAGATTACTTATTGTTAACAGGAGATCCAGCAGTAATTGGTATTTCTTGTGCAATCGTGAGCGACCTAACAAATGGTCAATTTAACCTCTTGAAATGGGATCGACGAGAGGCTAAATACTATCCTATAAACTTCGATCTATATCAGAAAGGATAACATGAGTAATGAAGTAAGTAACATGATGTTAGAAGATTCTAAAGATCTTTTAGATAATGTTGAAATAACTACAATCGCAGCTGAGTGTCAAAGATTAAAAGGCATTGAGGATGAGATTGAAAGAACAGAAGAACTATTAAAAAATTTAAAAACGATGGCTGATGATATTGGTTCTAGGGTAATTCCAGAATTATTATCAGAGCAAGGTTTAAGTTCTA